CAATGGGGTGTGTAGCGGTCTTGAAAACCGTAGGGGCCTTAAAACCCTTGGGGGTTCGATTCCCTCCGCTTCCTCTCAGCGGGAGGTAAACCGGCTAGGTGGCTGGACTTGATTGCTAATCAATGTGCGTTTCTGGCGTGGGATTCGACTTCTCTGCCTTCCTCAATATTCTAAAATGTCAGTACGGTGTGATACAATCAAATAAACAACTGAATAACAATGCGGGTGTAAGCTAGGGGTAAACTGGCAGTCTTCCAAACTGCACTCGCGGGTTCGATTCCCGCTACCCGCTCTAGTATTGCAATAGAATGATAATAGATCGATATCGCCATTGAGCGATATACACCTGGGTATGGTGCAATGGTAGCGTGCCTGGTTTGGAACCAGGGGATTTCTGTTCGATTCGGAATACCCAGACTAATACAATTTAATAAATGGGGCTGTAGCTCAGCTAGGTAGAGCGATTGGGTGAAATCCAATAGGCCATAGGTTCAATTCCTTTCGGTCCCACTATGGCGGAATGGCTGAGCAATTAGGCAAAGGATTGCAACCCCTTTACACGCGGGTGTAAATCCCGCTTCCGCTTCCATTTTTACAATGGACCTATAGAGCAGTGGTTAGCTCATTTCCCTGTCAAGGAAAAGGTCACGGGTTCGATCCCCGTTAGGTCCGCTTTATGTTCAAAGGCGTATAGCTCAGTTAGTCAGAGCGTTTCTCTGATACGGAAAAGGTCAGGGGTGCAATTCCTCTTACGCCTACTAGTTTTACCACGCGCTTATAGTGCAACGGATAGCATACCGGCCTACGAAGCCGATGATATCGGTTCAAATCCGATTAAGCGTACTAGATTGTACGAATGCGGTGTGCAGACCACTACCTTGAATAGACGTATTCTTAATTCCGCGCCTACAGTACGGCGGAAAGGCTACAATCTTTAATTTAATGCCCCTCTAGCCCAATTTGGCAGAGGCGCTAGGCTTAGATCCTAGAGGTTATTGGTTCAAATCCAATGAGGGGCACTAAGGACAGTTAGGTTTATCAATCTTGTAATCCGGCTCAATAACGATCAGGAGAATGATGCTATGCGCAATGCGAGAAACAAGGTAATGGTAATTCTTTCCACAGTATTTCTAATGCTGGGATTGGGTGCCATTGTTACCACGGCAACGCCTGCAATGGCTGGCACGGGTAATGAGTATTGCATGACGCCGGTAGGTGCTAAGTGCGTTAATGCTTGGTCGGGTGGACCATTCATTAAGCTTTACACGGGTCAGGGTGGCGGTGCTAATAGCGACTTCACTGTCTGGAATACAAGCGATGGTAATCTAGCTATCCAGTTTACGGGTAATTCCGGCTGGGCTGGTAATTGTATCGGTGATGCATTTAACGATTCTACCCGTTCGGACACTTCCCTAGACGCTTGCGCGCTTAACGGCAGTGGTGCGGGCTGGGGCACTCGATTTACTTCTGGTTCTAGCGGTTGCCTGCCCGGTTATTTCTGGTTTAAGAATAACCATTGGGGCGGATATCTTGCGCCCGCTAATTCGAGCACAAACGGGAGTCCATTCCTTTTGACAGGTTCTAAGACTTGTTTCTTGGATTGGCCACCCAACCGATAAACTAATTCACGGTTTGCACGTTTTCCTAAAACGTGCTCATTGTCGTATAGCTCAGCTAGGCAGAGCAGCGAGCTGTTAACTCGCGGGTCACTGGTTCGATTCCAGTTACGACAGCCAATTGAAAAATTCATAAAACGCATTCGCGTTCGCGGTAGTCTCCGCATTCTGAAGAATTCTCTTCAAAACATGACAACTAAACATACCAATCGTGCTAATTCCCATAGGGGTTAGCACGTTTTGGCGTCTCACAAATAAAGGATATCGTTATGCGCCGCAAACTGCCGCCAGTAGTAAAGGCGTATTGGTGGAATGGCCGCAAAAACTTTGGCGATGCAATGGTCCCTTTGCTTATCGAGCACTTCACATCACACACCGCGCAATGGGAACGCATTGGTAAGTCTGACGTGGTTTCTGTCGGTAGCGTCTTGGAACATCTGCCGCCTCTGTACGACGGTTTCATTCTAGGGGCGGGTAGGTTGTACCCGGACAGCGTTCTAAGGCTTTACGGTGGCTCTCAGCGCGTTCTAGCGCTACGTGGTCCGCTCACCGCTAGGGCCTGGCCGCGAGATGTGGCATTGGGTGATCCTGGTTTGCTCGCCAATGAGCTAGTAGGTCCGCAGAGCCGAGACATCGACCTAGGGATAGTGCCGCACTGGTCAGATTCTAATCTTGCTATAAGGAAAACTTGGTACAACCCACGTTGGACGACAAAGGTTATACGTCCCGAGGACGATCCGCTGACAGTAATAAAACTAATAGGGCGATGCAAGAAAATCGTAGCATCGTCGCTACACGGGATTATCGTTGCAGACTCATTTGGAATACCGCGCAGATTTGAATACACGCCACGTTTCGACAAAGAGGGTGGCTTGTTCAAATTCGAGGATTACTCCGCTTCGATAAACGCAAAATTCGTCGTGGGGGAGACGTATTGTGCGAATAACAGAAACGTCGGAACTCGTAAACACGAATTGTGGGATGCTTACCGCACACTAGATAAATTGATTGGCTGATTATGACTTTGCATTCGATCATATTCGTAGCGGTTATCGCGCTTACCTGGATACTGCTAATAGTGGGGTATTTCATCCGTCATAATCGTAAGCCGGGACATGGTATCTCGTTGCTTGTTCCATTCCGTGCCGATAATGAACGCAGGCAAGAAACCTGGAATTGGCTTAAGCGATACTGGGAGCATGAATTGCCCGGCGCTGAAATAATCGTCAGCTCCGATGATCACATCCCCTTTTGCAAAACTGCTGCCGTAAATAAAGCAGCCGCGAAAGCTAAAGGCGATGTGCTTGTTATTCTCGATGCCGACTGCTATTTGTCAGGGGATGTAATTGAGTATTGCGCCTGGGAAATCAGGAAAGAACACAAGCGCGGGCATCGTCTATGGTTTATGCCTTACCGTCATTTCTACCGGCTGACCGAACTAGCATCACTTGAGATTCTGAATTCAGATCCAAAAGACCCGCCGCGATTCTTTGCCGCGCGGCCACCCAATTCCAAATTGGAACAGACTAATGCAACCGACATCGGGCATTGGTTCGGCGCTCTTATTCAAATCATGCCAGCAGAGGCTTTCACCATTGCGGGTAAAATGGATATGCGTTTTTACGGTTGGGGTGGCGAGGATGTAGCCTTTATGCACGCGCTAGACACTCTTTACGTTCCGCATAAGACAGTACCCAGCGGCGTAATTCATTTGTGGCATCCGAGCATCGGAATTAGTGCCAAGGATCGCAAGTGGGTAGGGCAGCAAAGGCCGGGATCTAATAGCAATCTTGCGTCGCGCTATCATCGATCAATGGGTGATGCCGGGAAGATGCAAGAATTGGTCGAGAGTCATAAGGAAATTCCAGCTATTGAACTACCGGAGCGTTTCTACGAATAATCGCATCACACAACTAAACAACTGTCGGGAGACGCATTGAAGGATTGGTCAAAGCAGCGCACAACGGATTGCGAATCCAGGGAACGCGACAATGAGTTTTGGTATTTGAGTTTTCGGCTACACGACGAATTCGTAAAGCCTTTTGCAAATAAAACTCCATCCTGGGGATTCCCTATGGGTGCGGGTAATACATTGGGTGAACATTCATGGGTTACTAAGTATTCTCGACTAAAGGCCAATGGAGCTAAGGAACGCTTTTGGGAAGGATTGCGGCGCGTAATCGAAGGAATGTTTTCAATCCAGAAAGATCACACTCGACGTTTGCGCCTACCGTGGAATGAGGAACAAGCGCAGAAAAGCGCGCAAGAGGCATATCAGCGCGTATTCGATGGTAAGTGGTCACCTCCCGGCCGTGGCCTATGGATGATGGGCACCGAATTCGTTAACGGTCGCAATGATTCATCTGCTTTGCAGAATTGCGGATTCATTTCAACCCACGATATCCAGAATGAATTGTCAGCCCCGTTTAGTCGTTTGATGAATATGTCAATGCTAGGCGTAGGCGTAGGATTCGACACAAGGGGCGCTAATCAAATTACATTGAATCACCCGGACGCACCTAGCGGCTTTATTCGTACAATTGCGGATAGTCGTGAGGGCTGGTGTAAGTCATTGGAAGTTTTGCTAGATTCCTATTTCACCACTGGAAAGCGCAGGCCGGTATTTGACTATTCTGCTATTCGTGCGGAGGGTGAACCAATTAAGGGATTTGGCGGAACGTCGGCAGGCCCGGAACCTCTAATCAAATTGCATAATCGCTTGCGAGAAATGCTTGATAACCGAGCGGGCGAACTATTGTCATCGGTCGATATCGTAGACGTAATGAACATGATTGGTAAATGCGTTGTCGCCGCCAATGTTCGATCCTCCGCAGAAATTGCATTGGGCTATGCTGATGATACCGCATTCTTGGATCTAAAAAGCTGGGAGATTAATCCTAAGCGAATGGGTCCTGACGGTTGGGGATACACGTCTAACAATTCCGTAATTGCGGAAAGTGGTCGAGATTACTCACATCTAGCCGAACGCATGGCACTGAATGGAGAGCCGGGAATTATCTGGCTTGATATTGTGCGCAAGTATGGGCGATTGGCGGATGAACCTAATAACCGTGACCAGCGCGCAATGGGCGTCAATCCGTGCGGCGAACAACCGCTAGAAAACAATGAGCTTTGCACATTGGTTGAAACGTACCCGACGCGCCATGATTCAATGGACGATTACCTGAGCACACTCAAATTCGCTTACCTCTATGGCAAAAGCGTAACTCTGCTAATGACACAGTGGCCAGAAACTAATGCAGTGATGCGACGCAATGCGCGTATTGGCACTAGCATGACGGGACTAGCACAATTCGTAGAATCACGCGGCTGGTCCGAATTGCGTACTTGGCAGAATGCCGGATATCAGGCTATCCGAGATTGGGATAAAACATACTCCGAATGGTTGGGCGTTAGGGAATCCATTAAGGTAACTACCGTTAAGCCGAGCGGAACCGTAAGCCTACTGTTTGGCGTAACTCCCGGCTGTCATTGGCCGCGTGAATCCGGCTATTACGTTAGGACCGTTAGGGAAAACGTCACTAACCCAATTGTCCAGATTATGCGCGATGCCGGATACCATGTTGAACCGTCACAAATGAATCCTGACACGACGGTTGTTATTTCACTTCCCGTGGAAGGTCCAGAAATGCGATCCGAACGGGATGTGTCCATATGGGAGAAAACGCATTTGGCCCAACTGTGCCAGCGCTATTGGTCGGACAATTCGGTATCGGTAACTGTCACGTTTAGCAAGGATGAAGAATCCCAAATTCCTGCTCTGCTGTCTACATTTGACGGTCAGCTTAAAAGTCTGTCGCTAATGCCTATAGCAGACGGCGTTTATGCGCAGGCACCATATCAGCGCGTATCGCGGGAAGTATGGGAATCGATGCGAGCTAACGTAAAGCCTATTGACTGGAATGCTCTTTACTCACCTAGCGCGGGAATGCCTGCGGCCGAAGGTGAGCTATATTGCTCAACAGATGTTTGCGAGATTAAACGATGAAACATATTCGATGGCATTCACTCAATCGGCGCGTCGTAATTGACTCGCACGATCTAAGGTTCGGTCTGTTCTACGTTAAAGATCATTCCGCATGGCTGCACATTCCCGGTGTAGTGATTCAATTGAAAGGTGATCTGTAATGCCTTATCACGTAGCCAAGACTGATCAATGCCCGGCTAGTAAACCTTGGGGCGTGATTAAAGATTCTGACGGATCTAAAATGGGTTGTCATCCGTCTAAGGGTGCAGCCAATAAACAAATGGCCGCGCTGTATGCGAATGAACCGGGAATGAAAGCAACGCCGGATCTAAATACCCGCGTGGTACCTGTCCCCCAAATTCGCCCGGCCACTAATATGCAAAGGACTGCTACCAATGCCGCAAATTCCAGCCAACGTCAAACCCGGTGATTTCTACCTAGTCAGTTTCGACGGTAAGAATCCAAATATCAGTGATCCTAACAAGTGGCTTAAGAATGGTGGAGCTATCCGCCTAGCACAATTGGCGGCGGGTGAAGGATTCAGTCAATACGAACATGCGGGAATCTATGTTGGCAACGGTAAGGTAATCGAGGCTTCCAATGGTGGCACGGTTCTAACCGATTGGCATTACGACAATCATGATGTTGAGTGGTCGAGTGGAATCATCAATCCGACCGACGCGCAACGTAAACACATTGTCAACGCTGCACATGGTTATGTGGGCACTCCCTATTCGTGGCCGGATTACGCGGCTATTGCGGCTAAGAAGTTGCATCTGTTGCCAGCGACTAAGAACCTTAAGGATTATGTGGCAAGCACTAAGCACATGATTTGTAGTCAGCTAGTGGACCAGGTTTATCAGGATGCCGGATATCATTTGTTTGATGACGGTCGGTGGCCGGGATATGTGATGCCGGGTAGTCTTCACAATTTGCTTGCCGAGAAATCAAAGAAATAAAACTTAGAAAGGTACGATTGCTATGGCACTAGCGGTTGGCAATCATGCCGATGCAACTATGCATAATCTTCTTATTGAGCAATTGAGCGATGATGGTACTTATGTGCTCGTTTCGCTTCCATGGGACGGCGTGTCAATAGATGGCGATGGCAAGCACGTCCTAATCAAAATGTGGCTACCAACGAATAATGCCAATACGATCATTACTCAAGTTGCGCCCGCTAATTGGCCACCACTTGAAAATGATACGTGGATTGTGCCCGGCGTAACCCAGCCTGCTTTTGTCGTTTCATCGGGCACGGGAAAACTATTCTTTCTAACTGCCGCGAATATCCGTAAGGAATTCAGCGGACAGAATGTTATTCCGCCTACGATTGACGACGCACTAGCTCAGTTTGGTAATGCGCTAGTCCTATTGCATCGGGGCATTACGTAATCGCTAGCCTCTCAGCCGAGATCTCAGCCTCTCAGCCCTGCCAGCGTGTCTAGGTGCCTCTCAGCCTCTCAGCCCTGCCAGGATCGCACCTAGCTAGGTCCGCATGGCACGAGGTACCCGCTAGAACGCGCTGAGAGCAACGCTGAGCCTGTTTTGGGGGCTGTCTGGTGTGATTCCCTAGGGTCGGTCATCTGAGAGGCTTAGAAACGCTCTCAGAGCCTCGCCTAGTGCCAGGATCGCAACGTGGCAGCATCGCTAGGCATGAGGTACCCGCTAGAACGCGCTGAGAGTGCCGTAGGCGGCTGTTTGGGGGCATCCTGGTGTGATTGCCTAGGGTCGGGATTTTGAGAGGCTTAGAATCGATCTGAGAGCCTGCCAGCCGGTAGGCGTCAACTTTGGTTGACAGCCAGGGCAGGCCAGATCCACCTTGTCAACTTTGGTTGACACTTTGGGCATGAAAAAAGACCCTAGCCCGGATAGCCCGGACTAGGGTCAATTCTCACTGCCGATTAAAGCCGAGTGATGGTGACGCTCGTCTTGCGTCGCGACCGCCGAACGGTACGGCGCGCATTCCAGCGCTCAAGCTTCATTGCGACGCGCTTGCTAATGCTCGTCTCATTGGTGGAATTGTGCTGCTGGAAAAACGCGATAGCGGCGATCGTGTCCGCTATTTCCTCTTCCAAATGCTTCCACGTTTTGGCGGAATTGTCGCCGCCCACGATCTTCATAAGCACTTGCGCCGTTTCGTTGCACTCTTCCGCGAGCTTAGCCGCGCCGGGAAGGGTATCGCTCTGGACACGGAATGAATTCGACATTTGATTATCCTTCTTTCGTGGAATCGGCTGGCTTACGGATAGCGATGATAATTGATATCCAGATCACTAGCATAACTAGCCCGGATATCGTGGCGACTATGGCAGTGAGCATTTAGCTCAGAATTCCCCTCGATTGGTAAGCTCTTTGCGGATGGCAGCTTTCGCATCGCCATTAGGCGAGCAATTGAATGCCTGCCAAAGAATGTCGGCCGATGTATTGGACAGATTGACATCCGCCCAACTGATTACCTCACTGTGAGGCTTTACGAAGTTGACGACACTGCCACCCATTAAGATGACCTTTCTATTCTCGCTTTTGGAACGCTTGCATCTAGCATTAGCGTAAAATGAGCGGAGAATTACGCGGGATATTCATCGTCGGTCGGATAGCGACCCGTTGCCATAACGAACTTGGCAGAGAAAGCGCGGCGCATTTCATCGCGCTGCATTTTGGCATTCCATTCGCTTACGGACATTGCGTTTCCCTTTGTTCGGTGGATTGGGTAGTGAGCTATTAGGAATCGAACCTAATCCCAAATTGCGGGAACCGTTAGCCCGGTAATTCTTGTTACTTAGAAGATCCGAATATCTTGGCATCTATAGCGCGTTCTAGCGCTTTACTTGTCCGGGTATAGGTCGGCTTACCCATAATCCCGTTTACGTACATGATTGCCAGGGAATCCCTGCAATCCTGTAGTTCCGTTAGCGACGGACTAGTTAGCGACATTGTGTTTACCTCTCACTGACATTGACGATAACCCAGCGGGTAGTTTCGGTGGCGACGGTAACCAATACAGTTCCGGGCCGAGATGACGGACTAGACGATATCCAGCCGCGAATTCCCGAACGGGCAGGAATGCTGCCGCACGCCGGTTCGCTCCATTCGATCAATTGACCGGGCCGGGGATAGGCGGATACGGTGAGCGTCCATATACGAGCGTTATCGATCCGCTCCGATTGCATTGTTCCGGTTAGCATTGTGTTTCCCCTTACTTAGAAGTCGATTAGGTGAGTTTCGTTTTGACGCTGTGCACTTTGGCGGATTAGCGTTTTCACGGTCCTAACGCTGTAATCATTGCCGTCGATTTCGCGTTCTTCGGCCATTTCTAGGATGGTGTGAACTGTGATCAGGTTTGAATGACCATTCTTTCGCGCTTTGCGGACGAAAACTACAGCCGCTATAGCTAGTTCCTCGGCATTCTGCTTACGTGTCCGGGGCATTGTGTTTCCCCTTACTTAGCTGAGTTAAGAATGTCGTAAGCGTCGCAACGCTTACAGCCGACACAACCACGATCCGCCAATTCCTTAGCAGATGTTTCGGTCCGTAGATTGAATGCCTTATTCCGTCGAGTCATGCTGCACTCGCGGCTAGTGTGAATCTTCTGTGTTTGACTGCTGATAAAAAGCATTGTGATCCTTAGCTAGGAATGAGTGAGTAGGACCAAAGCGCTATTGCGACGATATCCGCAATTTTGCCGTGACCTAGACCGGGAGTAGGCGTAACGATTGTTTCGGTGATTGCTGCCGCTATGTTGCTGAAAAACACAGCAACCGTAATCGCGATGCTTAGCACTTGCCTACCCTTTCACTAGTGCTTACGAAACTAAGGTGTGAATCAAACGGTTCCAACATGACGTATTAGCTATTCGATTTACGCCCGATAGGCTCCGCTAGCTAGGTACTTTGGGGCGAACTTGATTCACACCTAGTGGTGAGTGCTGGAATCGGACCAGCTACGCCAAATGTCTAATGGCGCATTCCCGCTAGATTCTTCATCTAGCTACTCACCTCATTTTGCAGGATTTACAACCCTAAGAGCTTTCATCGCGAATCTAATCACCATCGCTACAGCAACCCTATGCCGGTCCGCCTGCCAACTATTGAGTTTTGCTGCCACCCTAGCAATAGCGGGGAGCCTCTAAATGAGCGTCCCGGCCGTCTACCGTTTGGCTAGCTTGTTAAGTTGTCGTGCAAGCACGACATTAGTGCCCAATTTGGGGTTTGTCAACCCCTTACAGGGATACATAATCGCAGGTCACAGCGTTATCCACCACATAACCGCAGGTCACAGCGTTAAAAAGAATCTTGAAAAATCTTTGACGATTTACATTTGTGCAGGTCACAGCGTTATCGCCCTGGTAAACGGGTCAACTCGCCTAGCCTCTCAGCCTCTCAGCTATGCGCGATGCTGTGAGCGTCCCTAAGCGCTTGGATCTGGCCGACCCTAGCGGTTGTACCTGACTATGGGATCGATGCCGTTAGCGTTGCTCTCAGAGCGTTCTAGACGGTATGTAGTGCCAGCGTGCCTAGCCTCTCAGCCTCTCAGCCGAGATCTCAGCCTCTCAGCCCTGCCAAGGTGCCTCTCAGCCTCTCAGCCCTGCCAAGGTGCCTCTCAGCCTCTCAGCCGAGATCTCAGCCTCTCAGCCCTGCCAAGGTGCCTCTCAGCCTCTCAGCCGAGATCTCAGCCTCTCAGCCCTGCCAAGGTGCCAGCGTGCCTAGAAACGCAAAATGCCCCGGTATCTCTACCGGGGCACCTTACGACGTTTGGGCTTAGTGCTTAGTCTCGCGTGCCCAATTCCACGTGCCAGCCTGCACGCGGTTTGTGATCTCGTCTAGCTCACTTGCGACGATACGGTAAGCCGTCGCGACTTCTGAATAGTCCTTAGCTGATTTGGGACCAGCCGCCGACCAATCGCGAGTTGCAACGCGATATGCCCAGCAATCGACGGTAACGGCGTCTGTGTCGCTAGGGTCAACCATGTTGCGGTAGAAGTGACCTGTCTTGGCAGACATTGGCAGAACGTATTCCGGGTCCGCACCATTCAGGATTGCTTCCACCTTACGGATGCTCGCACCTAGGCCGCGAATTTCCTTTCCCGCTAGTGCGTCCATTGCGAGCTGGACATTGCGCTCCCAGCGCATACGCGGGGAAAGTGCTGAGATAATTCCGGCACCCTTCCGAACGTCACCATTTCCGACTTGCTCCGCTAGCTGATTAGCAACGGTGTACCAAACCGCGCCACGTGCTTTCTGGTCATCGCTGGCCGCATTCCATGCGTCGCGAATGTTCTGGGCTAGGGTATCGATGCGAGTCATTCTGTGTTCCTCCTGGCGTCTGTCTGTGTGGTGCTATGCACCACTCTAGTCAGGGATCTGGGGTCTGTCAATAGCGAATCGAGCCGTACCATAATCAGGAGTGGGGTAAATCTCGAGTTTGTGCAGGTCACAGCCCTAGAAAGAAAGTTGAAAATACTTTGGCTGTTGGTCCGTACCATAATGGGGTGTCACACTGTGTTACTAGGGTCGCGATGGGCCGGGTATGGCTGTGCGGCTCTGAGCCGGTCTGTGCCGCAACGTCGGCAGGCACCGTAGCTAGCGTTGCTGTCCGGGGGTTTAACGTGGCAGCGTTGCTCTCAGCGCCGTACGTGAGTAAGTCTGAAATAATGACTGACTAAAAGTTTTCAAAAGTTAACGCCGTTCACTGTTGCTATCTAAGCTAGGTAGCTAGGGATTTGATTACGGAGCGTAATAACAATGGCTAAACCGCAGTATGGAACCGAGCATAGAAAGGCTAGGGATACAGCCCTGGATATGATGCCCAATGGTGCACCCTGCCCACGCTGTAATAGGCCCATGTATAAGTGGCAACGTCTACAGCTAGGGCATGTGGTAAGCGTTGCTATGGGTGGCAGTAATGGGCCTACTCGTATGGAGCATGGCTCTTGTAATGAGAGTGCAGGTGCGCGTCTGGGTAATAGGCTTAAGGCCAGTAGGCGTAAGCGTGGTAAGGGTAGGACTAGCCTAGGCAATAGGCTTGCTAACGCTAGTAGTGATGGTGTGCCTAGTAGTGGTGTGCCTATGCCTAGTGCTAAGGATAGTAAGCCTAGTGTGTATAGGGATAGTAAGCCTATAGCTAATAGCAATGATAAGAGTAGGGATAGCCTAGGTGGTATGGGTAGTGGCATAGCGGGTAATAGGTCGGCCGGTAGTAAGCGATTGCCTAAGTGGTAATGGCTGGCAATGGGTCCTCCATAAGCGTTGGAATAGCAACGATAAAGGGACTCCCACCCTCCGCTAATAGCTCGCCTAATGCCTGGCAATCGGGGGAATCCTAATGAGTTTCGCTATCATCTTCCCTATAATTGCGCAATCACATACCATTAGCAAGGCTAATTACTTTGCCCATTTTTTATTCGATTCCCGCCGACCCTCTTGGTCCCCATTTCATTTTCTATAGACCTTGAGTTTTTCCCGTTTACGCAGGTCACAGGCTTAAGTCGAACACCAGACCCCTCGCCAAGCATAAAACCGCAGGTCAGAGCGTCCCTGTTCTAATCATCTTGTCGAACAACCACTCGAAAATCTGAAGTGATTAGGGCCTTTCCCCGCAACATGATTGGACCCAATTAAGCCTTTAAATAATGGCGGCAACAATGACCTGGAACCCGTATAAACTCTTTAGGAGGCTGATTAACATGGGCAGACTCAGCGATGATCCACGCCCGAAGCCTCATCAGTCTATGGGGATCATGACACCCGCGACAAAGAAGGTCAAAGAAGTCGTGGCCACGGTCGTAAAGAGGGTTTGGCGGGCCTGTGATAGGTGCGGATATTCCGAAGTTGACGGAAAGCCCATCTCTCACGCTAAATACCAGATCGAGGTTCCGGGTGGCGACCTGTATTTCTGCGGCCACCACTTCCGAGAATACTCCGCGACGTTTCTAACTGAGGGTTATCCGATCCACGATATTCGAGAGAAGGTAGCTGCCAAGTGAAAGAGCAGAAGAACAAATCTACTTCCAAGAACAGCGACGAAACCGAGGAAACTTCGGTCCCAGCTCCCAAGGAATTTGACATAGACGCAATCCTTGACGAGATCGATGAAGTTCTTGAAGAAAACGCAGAAGAATTCGTTCGCAGCTACGTGCAGAAGGGTGGCCAGTAATGGAGCCCGGACAAGTCGAACAAGGTGTCAGAACTACCATGACCGAGTGGGGAATTCTCGAACCCACGGGCGCATGGGAAGTGATGGCGATCAATCTAGCTCAGGTTCTCGACGGAACTAACGCCACTTTCAAGATGAGTGGTGACGCTAAGTACGGCAAGGATGACAAAGTGGCAGTAGCCAGCGTTAACAGGGAGCTTAGGCTCACTCTGGAAAAGGTCGAGGCCATGCCACGCGCCAAAACAGACGATAAAGAGTCGCTAGAGAACAAATATTGATATGCCGAACGGGCACTATTGCAGCCCGGAATATCAGCGTAACAAGAAGAAAATGGTTTACCATGCTTGGCGTCACCAGCTCCCTTGCTGGCTCTGCCTTAAACCATTTCGATACAAGGGCGACATCACCGCCGACCACGTTATCCCGATATTCCAGGGTGGCACACATGCTTACGACAATCTGAAACCGGCTCATGACCTGTGTAATTCAACCAGGGTTTATGAACCTTAACTAACGTTAGTAAGGAAGACTATGGCGCTAATTGGCGACCAGCGCCCCCGCCTATTCCATATCCCAGTATCTCATAATCTGGATGCAGGCAACGACGCTGTTGATTATGCAAAGCAGCACGGCCTGGATCTGGACGACTGGCAAAGGTGGTCACTTCGACACATGCTGGCCAGGGATGCCGATGGGCTATGGTCTGCGTTTGAAGTTAAGCTTACTGTACCGAGGCAGAATGGTAAAGGCTCGATTTACGAAGCTAGGGAACTGTTCGGCCTATTCTGCATTAAGTCTGACCGGCTTCTGATCCACACCGCGCACGAACACAAAACTGCTAGCGAACATTATCAGCGCGTGTGGCGTATCATCGAAAACAACAACGATTTGTTCATGCAAATCGGTCGTCACTCGTCAGCTTATGGCCGCGAGTTTATCGAAACAAAACCAAAGCCCACCATTATCATTGGTTCAGGTGGCAAGCATGTCCGTGAAGATGCGCGAAAGCGACTCATCTTTATTGCACGTAGCGCTGGTTCCGGTCGAGGATTCACCGGAGATATGATCGCCTACGATGAGGATATGATTTTGGATGCGGGGAAAATCGGAGCTTCGCTCCCTTCCCTTTCAGCACGACCAAACCCCCAAGTAATTTACGCTGGTTCCGCAGGCATGAAAACTTCTACGCAGGCCGCTAAGGTCAGGCGCCGAGGGCTTGCAGGCACCAGCGATAGCCTGCTATACATTGAGTATTCGGCAGACATATGTGACGAATACTGTGAATTTGACTGCGATAAGCATGATGATCCCGACAGTGAAGAGGCAGTAGCCAGGGCTAACCCCGGTTACGGTATTCGCATCACTAAGCGCTTTATCGAAAAGGAACGCGATGCGTTCGAGGGTGATGAACCTGAATGGTGGCGCGAACGTCTAGGCGTCGGACAGTGGCCTGCTGATTCCGAAGGCTGGGCAGTTATCCCCGAGAAATGGTGGAAGCTCACTAAGGATAAGAGGGCTGAACCAGAGCGCGTAATGCGCCCGGTCTTCGCGATTGACATTGCGTTCGACCGTAGCTGTGCTGCTATTTCCGTAGCAGGATTCCGAGGTTCTGATAATCGAACTGGAATTCAGATCATCGAGTTCAAGGCTGGCACTGGCTGGCTTCTTGCTCGAATTAAAGAGATCAACGACAGGTGGAAGCCTATCAGGTGGATCATCGATAAGCGTGCCCCGGCAGGTTCGCTGATCACCGACATGGAAAAGGCAGCAATTCCGGTAGAGACGTTGCAGGCTTCACAAGTCGCGCACGCTTCCGGGCTGATGTACGACGCATTCAGGGACGATACCTTGAGGCATTATGGTCAGGCTAGCTGGCGTACTGCTATCGCGGGCGCGGAATGGCGAAAGCTTAGCGAGTCGCGGGCATTCGATCGTGTTAACGCCGGATCAGAACAAGCGCCGCTGATGGCCGCAGCATTCGCGCATTGGGGCTTTATGGAATTTGGCGACGAAGGCGACTACGATGCTGCCGATTCCGTTTACTTCAACCTGTCACGGGTTATTCAAATGTACCGAGCAGGACATTACGGTCTGGAAGATATCCGCCGTCTTTACGAAAGAGGAATTATTGATGAGGATGACCTGGAAGCCTTGGCCGAAAAGGGCATCACTATCTAAAGCCCGTAAGATCGGCGGGGCAGCTTCCGTCCATACCTGGAAATTCATCAGCGCCGCTAGCGTACGTGGCGGCGCAATAACAAAGGATTTTTTCGCTCGAAGGTTTAACGGTGCCGCAATTCTGGTAACCGTTGGCGCTGCAATTGTCTCCCTCAGTGTAGCAGCTATTTACCGCCCGGCTGGTGGTATCTTGTGGGGACTGTTTATCATTCTGGCTGCTATTGACATGAGGCGATGATATGGGACTAGTTTTCCGTAGTAAAGAAGAACGAGGTTCGCTTGGAACTGGCGTAAGCACGAGTCCGCTGTATGGAATTTCTTCATCTTCGGACCTGATTCCTCGCAGAATCTATAACCAGGGTTCTAGTGGCGGGGCACCCGTCACACTTGATACCGCTATGCGTAACTCCGCAGTCTGGGCTGCGATCCGAATCAGGGCCGACCTTATTTCGACGTTGCCTTGGCGAGTTTACAGCGAGCTTAATCTACCTGATGCTAAGGTGCCTTACAAGATCGATGCATCTCCCACACCACTCATGAGTGGAATTGATTTCATTCACTTCCTGTATTCGAGTCAGGTAGAGCTGGACCGAACGGGTAATGCTATCGGGATTATTAATCAGTGGGATGAACGTACCAGGACACCGGCAGAAATTGAACTGGTGCCGAGTTCATCGGTGGTTATCAGTGCTAAGGGCATGAATATCACCAGCTACCGGATTAACGGCATTGAGTTCGATCCGAAATTTATCTGGCATGAAAAGCAGTACACTGTTGCGGGCCTGCCTGTTGGCTTGAGCCCCGTTACATACGCTGCTTACACCTTGGGACAGTACAACTCCATTCAGGAATTTGCTACTGAGTTCTTTACATCAGGGCAGGGACCACGCGCCAGCTTGCAGAATACCCAGAAGAAGATTAACGATAAAGAAGCGGCTATTGTCGCTGAATCGTGGCGTGCATCGCAGTCGATGGATGAACCTTTCATTCATGGCAATGACTGGGAATATACGCTTCTGTCTGCGCAAGGTGCATCTAATGACTGGATCGAGGGCGCAAAGCTTAACAGCGTTGACGTTGCCAGGTTCTTTAATGTTCCTGCTGATATGATTGACGCAATTATCTCGGGTGGATCTCACATCACCTATTCCAACATCATTCAGCGTAACCTGCAATTCCTGGTTATGCACCTGGGGCCGACAATTACCCGCCGCGAGTCAAAGCTAACTGACATTCTTCCGCGTCCGAGGTTCTTTGAATTCGACACCGACTACCTGATGCGAATGGACCCGGTAACCAGGGCTGAATGGGTTAAGACTCAGATCGATTCCCGTGCAATTACAGTCACCGAGGCACGCGCCGTATTCGGCCGCGACCCAGCAACCGACACTGACTACGAAGAATACTTCAAGGCAGGACTTGTCCACGGTAAGGCATCGGCTATGTTGCCGGGCGACCCGGAAGACCCGAATGTTAATCCTGCAATCGGCAACCAAATCGACACTGGTGGGGATAAGAAGAATCCACCGCCACCGCCTAGCGGCTCCACTCCATAATGAGCCACGGTGAAAGGAAACAATTTACATGGCTACTATTGATTTTAGTACGTGGGACGTTAATAAGGCGTGGGCGGCAGGCGCAAGCTCCGACGATCCCGCAGCATTTTACCAGGGGATTTGCGCAGCTAGGAAAGCAGGCGACCCGAAGAACCGGGACTCCTACGATCTACCTTACCGTTATTCTCCGTCGAGTCCCCCTAATGCCGCTGGCGTAAGGGCTGCGCTGTCGATGCTTTCTACGACAGACGG